CGATATTGAAGAAATACGAAGGAAAAAATTGGAGGCTATTCGCAAGAAAGCCTCTCAGGTTGAAGAACAAACAGACGAATTGAGGGCTATGCAAAAAGAATTCACATGGGCTGATTTTGGGTATGATGAACCCGAATGGGCGTTTCGTGAGAGTCAAGAAATGGATGGTGCATTTGATGTTTGTCAAAAGCGTCAAACCGTAGCCATCACGGGTGATCCTAAATGGGCTATGCTCGTCACTGATTTGCTCAACCGAGCGAGGCTTGAAGAATTGACATTGGCACAAAGGGGGGATGAAAGTGAAAAAAATGCTGATTTGTAAGCGGTGCAACCGTTCAACGAATGTTTTGCATCCTTTGCATGACATTTGCCACGAATGCTACAACCCAACGCACATTATCAAACGGAGGGGGCGAAAATGACCGAAACCACCTTGTTCATTGACTATCGGGAACGCTCAGGTCTTGAGAAGGGCGTGATAAAGCACTGTGAAAAAGAGGGCATCCCTTATCAAATGCAGGAGAATTTGATTACGGACTATTGTTTCGGTTCAATGGGTATTGAAGCCAAGTCCATTCACGATTATTTTAATTCGCTTCATAGTGGGCATCTTCAAAACCAATTGGCGAACATGGATGACAATTTTGAACGCATGGTGTTAGTGATTCACGGGACTGTGGATCAATATGTTGCCGCACTTCGTAAAAGGGGCAACAGAAGTGCATCCTATGCACAAATGGAGGCTCGCTACATTGGTTCTTTGGCTCGCTTTGATGTTGATTACGACATCACAATCATGCAATTCTCAACCGCATCTGCCGCCGCGCGATGGATTGTGAAGCGTTGTCAAAAAGACGGCACGCTTGGCTCAAGCAACACCCTACGCACCCTGCGTAAAACACGCTCGGAGGATGTTCGGATTGACGGACTCAGGGCATTGGGATGCAGTGAAACCACCGCTAAGAATCTGCTTGAACACTTTGGCTCAATTGTTGAATTGACAGGTGCTACGAAGAGGGAATTGATGAACATTGAAGGCGTTGGGAAAAAGCGTGCGGAGGATTTGCACCAAGCCCTAACGAGTGAGCAACCTGTGGTGAAACAGACCCATCGTAAAACGATGGCGTAAGTTTAAGGTGGGAAGCGTTTAGGCGAGAAAGCACAGGGGTTGGTCTATATGAACGGCATTGAATCGGTAAGGGATTTGACGAGAAAATGGGATGACTACGGTGTAGTCAATTCCGACAACAGTGGTTCTCGTTTCATTCGTGGCTACATTGAGCGTTTCAATACCGTTTCATTCTTCAACGAATTCGCAGGACTCCTTTCTTTCTTCTTTGTGATGGGTCAGGTGTGTGCGCCATTCATGCGTATTCCCATTCACGGCACATACATTGATTGTCGTGTTCACACATATTGGATTCAGCAATCAAGGACAGGTAAATCAATTGCTTGGGAATTCACAGACCGACTTCTTGAGGCACTTGGTATTGAAAGCGAAACCTTCACGGCGGGGTCGGATGCAAAATTGATTGGAACAGTCCAAGAGCAACCTGTCATCGGTGAGGATGGTCGCCCTACGGGTGAAATCAACCACATCACTGTGCCGGGTTTGCTCAACGGCTACAAGACCCTGCTCTTTGACGAGGCGAGCGTATTGCTCAACGATCAGAAGGCATATTTTAGCGACAAAATCCTGTATCTTCAACAGGCTATGGCCCCACTTGGTTCACGCACGAATGTATTGGTGAAACACTTGGTCGGTGGTTCAGTCCACACGCCATCAGGAGTGTCCCTGTGGATGACGACCTTCCCTCCAAAAGACATCATGGCTCATGTGTTGGACAAGGGTTTCTTTCAGCGTGTATTCTTGTATCAAAACGACATCACTGCCGAGCAACGACAGACCGTGAGTGAACACCGTGTGGGTGGTGCGTATGTGCGACCCGATGGGCGAATCATGGACTATGATGTTCTCGCCACCTACATTGAACAATGTGTGGATTTTGTGAAGGGTCGTCTGTTTGACGCTATGGGGCTAACGGATGAAGTGGTTGAGCGTGTTGATGAAGAAGGAAATGCCTTCACCTACACCATCAGTCGTGGTGAACAGTGGACAAGGCTTAGCGACCAAGAAAGAGAACAGGCGGCGATGGAACACGCCTACGATTTGTTTGAGGTTTCACCGGGTTATTCGGCGGCGTTGCTCAACGCAACCGATGACTATTACCAATTGGCTCACGGCATTTCAAGTGACGATGTGCGCGAAACAGCCCTCTCCTTCATCCCCAACATTGAGAATTACACGATGATATTCACCAATCTGATAGCCACCATCATGCGCTCTCCTGTATTGACTGAGGATCATGTGATGATGGCTTCGGAGATGATTTACGATAACTTTCACAACCTCATCATTTGGCTTGAACAAAAGCAAAATGTGTCCGAGAAGAAGAAAATTGCATCACAGCGTGCGGCGTGGACGAGCGCATTCAATGCGTGCAAACGCTACACGGATGAGAGCGATGGGGTGGAAAAGGTTATGCAAACCGAATTGTTGGATATGTATGCGACCCAACAATGTATTGCGAACATCACGGCACAAAGGAGGTTTAAGTCATTAAAGGACTCAAGACAAGTCACCATATCAAAGTCGGGTCAGGGTGGTCGTAATTTCGTTGTATTGGCTTGGAGTGGTTCGTGATGAAAGTGGTGGGTTTGTCTGTTGTTTGTGATGGTGATATTGAAAGTCAGGGGTATCGGGGCGACTTCTCTCCAATTCTCTATGCCACCTTTGACGGCAAACACGAAACGGTCTATACCGACCTTGAATTCATACCGAGGCTGACACGATGCGAACACAAACCACTCGCTGATTTTGACCCCAACGGTGTGTTCGTGACTCACAATTTCCCAAAGGATTTCATTGGCGACAACACCACAGACCTTCTTCGTTTGACACAAACAGCGAGTGCCGAAGTGCTTCAAAACGAAGGCAAACGCTACGCCTTAGCCGATTTGTGTCGGTGGAACAGGGTTAGAGGATTTCAACAAGAAATCGCAACCGCTATCAAAAAATACACAGCCTATCGCAAAGGCGATCACCACAAAATAGCACGATGGTCGCTTGAAGAAGCAAGGCGTTGTCAGGAATTATTCGTAATCGTTAGGAAACGAGGCCGCATTCGCTTTGTTGATGCTAACACAGGAAAATTAGCCTTTGCCGAATTGGATTTCAAGGAGGAAGAATGATGCCTGTTGTTCCCTGTGCTGTTTGTGGCAAAAGGCACAAGAAAACCCCCAAGCGTTTGCGCCGTAGTCAAGAAACACCGAGCCTTTGTTGGAAATGCAATACCAATTTGCCCGATGAATACAGGTGCAAAGGATTTTTAACAAGACAACGACGAAAATGTGAGCAAAGGGCTTTAGACAATGGTTATTGTGGTTATCATCAAGACCAATTCGGTGGTGAAGAAGAATGAGTGCTTTCATACGGGGTTGGGAATTGATGAAGGGCATCATTTGGAATGGGCGTGAATATGACGACATTGATGAAATTGATCCTATCATTCGTGGTATTTTGGATGACTACACACAAGGCACGACACTGCCCCCACTGCCTTGGTCGGGTGGGGGTAGCCGAAGGGGAACACCTTGGACTCGTATGTTTGCCGAAGGAAGCAGTGCGCCTCTCCATCGTTTAACGGGGTTCACCAATCCCGAAAAAGAAATGTTGCCTACGGTGGTGAATTGGGAAGGGGGTAAGACTTCAATCATGCCTCAATTCCGGGCTTTAGCCAAGCCTTTGGGTGGCCGTTTCATCCCTGCTGAATTATTCGGAGGAAGTGGTTCGTTTATTCTTGGTATGAATGACCCTCAAGCACGAGGACTGTATGCCGATATTAACCCTGACATGACGAACCTCATGGCTCAATTGAAACAGGGGATGGGAGATGTCAATATCGCTCAAGACCAAGACGATCTTGAACGCATGGTTGGCGAATTAAATGAAATCCGCCACCGCAGGGATGTTATGGGACAGGAATTGGATGATGATGATTTGATGCGTATGGCTCACTTATTGGTTGGTGCAAATTTAGCAAACAGGAATGGAATGTTCACCTACAAGCCTTGGAACAAAACCCCCCAAACCTATACCGAAGGAAAAATCCAACGCCCGTCATTCCGAGTCCAACCAAAGCGTGTGATGCCAAACGATGTTGGGTCAATCAACCTTGACCCCTACGCATCACGATTACAGAATGTGGACATACGCACAGGTGATTTGCGACAAACCTCCGAAGCCCTAACACCTGAACATTTGCTTTACCTTGACCCACCCTACATATCAAGGGACATTTCCTACGGAGGCTCGGAACAACAATTGGAGGGCAAAACCTTTGATCAATTACAGCGCGACACCATTGATATAGCGAATGAACACAAAGGCCCAAGCATCGTTTCAAATTACCTGTATAGCAAAGAAACGGGCGAGCCTTTGAAGGAATACATCAACGCCTTGTTGGATGCCGAAATGCAAATCCATCCATGGATCCGAAAGCCAAAGGGCAACAAACAACCACAGGTGGAATTGATAGCGACAAAAAATTTCCCACAGCAACGCACGCTGTTCTAACGGTCACGGCTGATGCGACCACCGCCCGCACCCAAGTCACGCCTCATGCGTGGTCTTGCACCACTCCCTGAGCCACGAACCTTGTTTCGCGCATACCTCGCTCGTGTTCGCTTCTCCTTGTTCTTTCGTGACACGCTATACGCCCTGCGTTTAGCCTGTCGTTCAGCACGACCTTCAGATGGGTTGCGGGTGTAGCCGTGAAATTTTCCTTTCAAGACTCCGAATCCGACAGCGAAGGCAAGTGCTTTAGCCTCGGCTTCGCTTTTCGCCATATATGACCGCAGGTATCGCACTCCCATAAAAATATCCTATCCCGACTCCCTGCATAGAACCCATTGATTCTCCGAGCAAGCCCTACGGTTTGACACGAATCACATTGTTGTTCCAATTTTGCTCGGAACATTCGCTTCATGGTAATCAATATCCTGCGTGCGTGTAATAGAATTCAACCTCGCCCACACCAAGTGGGCCGAGAGGGGAAATGACGGTGAGTGACAAGTCACCAAAGGTAATCAATTTACCCGCCACCGTGAAGTGTGGCCCTTCTTTCAATGGACACATTTGGCTATCGCCCGATCCAAACCAAACGGCTGTGATGAGTCGTGTTGAACCACCCGTTTCATCAGCGAGAGGGGTAAAAGAAAGCGAACCTGATGAACCACCACCCGTATAGGAAATGGTTTCTTTTGCTTGTTTGTGAACAGGAGTCAATTGGTATGCACCGCCCGCCCCTGAGCCAATGGCTTGGTCGCTTTGAAAGAACAGGTGCGTTTCACCGTCACCGTGAATGCTTGTAGCACTCACTTGAAACCCGTTGGGGTCACGAGCATAAAGTGTGCCTAAGTCGGTGAGGGGCAAAGCCCCTGACGATAGTGCGGGCGTAGTGCCGTAATCGTTGGATGGGTCAATGCCGTTTCCCGATGGGTCTTTCATCGCAGTTAAGGGAAGTGGGCCACCACGAATGAATACGCGCTTATCCTCAACCGAAGCGACATTCAGTGGTGTAGCATAGGTGACACGCACAGCCCCCAAAATGACTGATTGCTTGATGAGGTGAGAGGAAGGCATCTGTGGGTAAATGCCTGTGCTTGTATCAACGACTGTGCCACAGACCAAACCAATGTTGTTCGTGGATGTCAATTCGGGATCGGCAATCACCAAGACCCAACACTCTTCGTTGAGGGATGATGGCAACACCATACCGCCCGCATTGAATCGGCTGTTGTAATAGGATGCCGTATCAATGTCAAACGCTGACGCTGAACCAACGGAATAGAACACACCGTCAAGGCACACTACACCCGAATCCACAAATATCTCGTTAGCATCACCACCCGCATTGGGTCGGACACAACAATTCCCGCTGATGGGATTGTTCCTATCGCCCGCCCCCGAATCACTGCTGTAATCCGTCAAGGAAATGGGTATGACACCGTTGCCAATCCCACGCTCAAGGAAACCCGTAAGGGTGGCGGTGGATAGCACATCGGTATCACGCAACCCATCGGATTGCCATGTTGCCCCTGTGCCTGTCTTTTCGTGTCCTTCTCCAAGTCCTGTTGTTCCCATCACCTCACCTCCATCACCACATCCACACGAATTTCGGTGGTTTGGTTTTTGCTAATTGGCACAAACGATGCACGAAATGCGGGGTTGTCAAGGGGGGTTGCGCCATGCACAACGACTTCTTTCACATCACTCGCCGCAATCAATTGAGTGTCAAACAGGCCCGTCACCGAAACCGTTCTATCGTCAATGCGTTGAACCGTAGGGGTGACTGAAAAGGCAACATTCCCTGCCCCTCCATCTCTTGTGGTAGCCCGACCACCCGAAGTCCCAAGACTCATTTGACTCACGAGTGATTGGAGGTGTTCGGCTAACTTGGCTTTGATTTGGTCTAAAACGGGCATTATTTCACCTCATAGAATCGTGATTTGGAGTGTCCGATAGGCAATTGGCGACTTGAAGAAACACGAAGCCTCTCGTTGTCGGACACGGCTACGAGGCTTCCCGCCTTCAAAGTGATGGTGGTTGCGGTGACGGAATTGATATATCCGATGACCTCATGGTTAGCGTTCAAAACCGCATCGTGCTGTGCGAACCTCTCCGTAGCATTAACGCCATCAACGGTCATCGTGGTGGTGCTTGTGGCGTAGCCACCACCATTATTGATGAGAACACCTGTATCACCACCACGCACACCAATGACCCCCAATTGATTCGTTGTTGGTTCGCCACGCCAACGCCCGCCTATAAGCAAACGAGTGCCGTTCACAAATCGTGTCATCACACGGTGTGCTGAAATCACTTGGATTGGTGCATTCAGGGTAATGTCAATTTGTTCATCGGTTCTTGTAGCATTGTCGTCACTTGTGGTGGATGTTGATGTTTGCAGATCAGCCAACAAACCCTCTATCCCTTTTTCGTATTGACCCATCACAATGTCGGTGAGTCCTGTGTTGTAGTCATTGAACACCTCAAAGACAACAAATTCGCCCTTGATTGCTTCCGCTGTGAAATCAACACGAATGATTTCTCCGGGTTTGATGTCACTACATTTGATGAGTCCTTCAACACGAATGAGTGCTGAGCCTTGTTCGGTTCTCCGCAACAAGCCCTTCGCTAAACGGAGAGCAACGCTTCGTTCCTTCACTCCTAACACCCTCGTCTTGAGTGTGCGCTCAACGCCCTCATCATCACCAACCCCACCCATGCGTTTCATACGCTCTAAGTCTTTGACAGAAGCCCTAACCGTTTCATTGATGGCGATTTCATCACCCTCAACAATCACTTGATTTGCCATTTCAAGCATTTGACTCACGCTGATATTGCGAGGGCCACTGCTTGTTCCAACCCGCCTCCCCATATCAATGAAAATGTTAGGGGAATAAATCAACAACCCTTCTTCACTCAATGATAACTGATAGCCGTCAATTCGTGACAAATCACGCAAAGCATCCATAATACCAATACCTCGTGTTTTGCGACTGATGAAGTGATGGCTGTGTAGCATAGCATCACGAAGGTTTGGATGAGCGAATAGAAATGCTTGTCGTGCGACTTCTGTGCTATGATGAGCCGATGAATAATCCGCATAAACACCTGCATCGGTGGCTTTTTGTTCAAGGAACACACGGAATTTTTCAAGGTCAATTCCCGGTATGGATTTGATGATGTCTTTCATCAACAATAAGGCGGCATCGGTGGTTCGCAACCCAACACCCATAAAGTGTCCAAGTCGCACACTGTTAATCTCCATCCCTGACGCTGAAAGTGAATTTTCTGTTAGGTTCTTGAATGTCAAGAATGTGTCATAGAAATCACCATCCCCCTCGTTGTTCTGTGCTTTAGCGATCCGCCATTTTTGATTCATAGCATCAATGAGGTATGGTGGGAAGCGAGAGGGTATCATTTCAGTCCCATCAACATAGACCTTTGACATTCCCCCTGTTCCTGCGTTCCGTTTGTATGAAATCAATCCCGTGTTTTGTCCGTCATTCAGCACAAATGTCTGAGCAGATAGCATGAAAAAGTCAGATGGGTTGTAGTGTCCGATTCCACGATAGCCCATGTTGGTATTGATGATTGCACTATCGTCACTCGTGGTCGCATCCCATTTGTCCGAAAGCAATTTACCAACCGACACAGCGTTATCAACCAAAGAGGGCAACACAACCAAGCCGAGTGAAGTGGGTGCTATGTTTTCAATTTTTGACACGGCTGAACCTGTATTTTTGCCCGCACGAACCGTATAGCCTGTGAGATCAGCCGAGGCACATTGAAATGTCAAAGTCAGTCCGTCAAATGTGTTATGAGTGCGACTTGTATAGGTGATTTGACCCGTCAAACCGATGATGACAAGCACCCCCGATTGTGCAAACGAAGTGGCATCATCAACAACGATTTTTGATGGCGAAGCACTCTTTGCATCAAATTTAATCACAGCCTTAGCACCAAGTGCCAACATCGCTGTGCTTGGTTGCTTGACAACCGCATTAGCGTCTTTGTCGCGCTTGAGGTATGGATTAACCACCACCGTGTCATCCGTTGCATATACCGTTTCTGTTTGTGAAATGTATTCTCCACCACCTGCATGGGTGCTTTGTGAATATCGGGCTTCCACCAATGGCACAATTCTTCCCTCAGCGTCTTTGCGTGAAGCATCCGCTTTGAAGTGTTGAAGCATATTTGCTGATGGGATAAGATGCCACACAACATCACGGTTGTTAGCGTCAGGCCACTCAATCGTTGGTGCTGAATCGTAGGGAGAAGAAATGCCTTGAATGTCGCCAATTTGACTTGTTGTTGTCGTTTCAAACATACCGTAGCGTTTGTCACGGGTGTATGGTTGGTCTTTGCTTCCTGCTTGGGTGACGGTGCTGTATGGCCCAAGCAACCACCCGTCTTGATTCATGTCGTTGCCGTCACTATCGTTCTTGGTGGTGTAGCCAAACACCTTCAATGGTCGCACCATACGCACAATGTAATCCGCATATTTTCGCACAGGCTGTGCCACCTGTGACTTGATTGCCGCATTCTTCCCGCCTTGCTTTGACCGCAAAGCGTCTGTGTTTTCAGGGCGTTCAAGCCATGTTTTGCGGAGGATAAACACCCCGCCCCATGCGGGCAAATCAGCCGACCCACGAACAGCCCAATGATCACGGACACCGACACCGTTTGCTTGGAGAATGTCATCACTAAACGGATTGCTCACCGATGCCAAATCCATATTTTCGTTTAGCGACCATTTGGGTTTGGCAACTTTTTGATTTGGATTGGATTGACCCCCGTATGTTTCATCGGGTCGTGATGCGTCTGTTGTGATGCTTCCTTCCGACCCACCATATTTTGTCCATCGTGTGTCCTGCACCCATGATGGAGTGATTGGGAACACTTGGCCCACAGCCAAGTCGGAGTGTAGCGATACAGCCTTGGTGCTTGTCACCACATAATCGCTATTTTCCCCCGTCAGATATTCGCTGTGCGTTTCAACACTCAAACCCAAACGAGGTGCAACATCGGATTGCACTTGTCGGTGATCGGCAATTTCGTGAAGTGGGATGGGGAGTGTTCCACGCTCGGCTTCGCCTTTGTCTTTCATGTTTAGGTTTGTTCCCCAACCAACCGCAGGGAAATGTTGATTGTCGGTGTCACCGTTGATTTTGACATCAACGGGGTGTGCGTTAAGGTGCAGGTTGTTGCCTTTATGGTGGTAAAATTCACTTCCCACGCTTGCCCCAAATTCACTCGCTTGATACACGGCTTCAACAGAATTCGCCGCCTTTGTTCTGTCGCCTGAGTGATGGTTCAAGCCGATGATAGGGTCTAACCCCGTGTTCATTGATTTGGCTTGTAAAAATTTAGCCGATGAGCCTGTGATTGTGGCAAATTCTGTTCGGTGTGCATCCACTACACCCGATGGCATAGCCCTGTGTGATACCATGCCGAGTGTTTCATCTTGAAGCACCCGCCCCATGCCGACCCGTGTTTCAGCCTCAGTCCAAGGCGCGTTGGACAAGCGGTTGAAACCCTCTCGCCCAATACCTTCGTTGGTGTGTTGGCTGATAACCATGCCAATAGGCACAGTGCGTTCAATCCCTGTGTATGTGCTGTCACCCCATGCCCAATCACCGCCTGTCGGCAAATCGTTCATGCTGTCGTGCTTCCCGCCATCAAAACGGGCTGACCGCAATATAGCATCCATTGAGGATGAGGTTTCAGCGGGGTCGCCCGCCAACATATTGAGAGCATCCGAAGCACCCTTGAAACCAAAGGCTCGCACAGGCAATCGCCGTGACAAATCCACAGCGACCATTGGATTTTGCACCACCGTCATTTCATTCCACTCATACGAATTGGTGGTGTCCTTATCCAATACCCATTTCGTGATGGCTTTGCGTGGGTTGAGTCCGTCACCAATGCCTTCTCCACGAGAATAGCGGGTGCTTGCACCCCTCAGCACAAAATGCTGACGCAATTCAAGCGTGCCGTGTGGCTCACGCAATCCTGTGTGTCCCATCAACACCGCACTCGCTGAACGCTGACCCCAATTTGTGCCGTGTCCACCTGCGTTAAGTCCGTTGTAGCCGTATTGTTGTAGCCATTGAAATGCGTAAATGCGTTCAAAAGCCATTCCCTTATCCACAGAATCCGTGTCGGTGGCGGGGGCATTACGCAAATACAATCCTCGCACTGATGGTTGATCCACAGCGTTAGGCATACCTGCTTCACGGTATCGGAATGTCATGTATTGCTCTCGGCTCGTTCCAAGCAAAGCGGGGTGACTGTATTCAGCAAGCCATGTGCATAGGAAGGCATCGGGGATGGCGTTTGAATTGGTGTCACTTGATGAAACCAACGCCAAGTCAGCGTGCGAATCCTCCGCATCAAAATCCCCACTGCTTGATGGGGACTCCACATTGGCGACAGGCACAGCCGACATATTCACCATTTCAGGATCGTGAGCAATAAGTGGGGGAACGGTGGCTAATTCTGTTCCCACACGGGCGGTTCGCCAACCCGCAGGATGACCTGTCAAGGAATAATAGGTATGCAACCCATCGGATGCCTCAAAGCCATTTTGAATCCATGTTGGGTTTGGTCGCCCTCCCATGAGCATATATTGCGAAAGCATGAAACCGTTCATGGCAAATTCTTCACCTGCGTTGTGCCTATTATTGACGGTTCGTGAGCCAACGGTGAGGGCAATTGGCCCGGAAGTTGCCGCACTTCCATACGGCCCAAAGACCGCAGAATTTTGACTGTAATAACCCGAAACCCACTGTGCTTGTTCCGTAGCACCCTCAACCTTCGTATGCAATTGACCGGGTGCAAATAGCAAATCAATTTGGTCGTGGGGCGTAGCACCGTCATACCTTCTCCAATTCGGCAACCCTGCGTTTTTGATTTCGCTCATTGGGAAGCCATCGGATGCAAACGACCCTGTATTGTAGGCTTCGCTCTTGACCTCCAAAGTGTCAAGGTAATAGACGGTGGCTGACGGTGGGTCTATGCCTCCATTGTAGGCTGATTGAAAGCCCCAATGCTTGTGTTCTGTTTCAGCCTCAAAGAGCAACGAATACGCCGAACCGTGTGAGCGATGCAATTGCCTTCGCAACGCCATAGGTGTGCCTCTTGTGGTTAATGGTGCAACAAAGGAGTGGCCTTGACGACCAAAACGAATGCGATGGTGGGGGTGGAGGTATGAACCGTCAGCCCCGTTGTTTGTGTCCAATAGCACAGAACCACGCTCAACATGGTCGCTAAGGCGGTGTGCCGCAAATAAGCGAGTCGTTCCGCTTGGCACGCCACCTGCGGTGGTGTTGAGCGTGAGTCCAAATTGACTCTCCATTTTGTCGTGAATAATACGCACAGCGTGAAAGTGCAAAACCCTGTCGTGTGTGTCAAACGCTGTGACTTGCACATCCTTCAATGAAGATTCAGCATCACCCGCTAAGCCCGAAGTCGGTGCTGACAACCCACCCATGCCCCATGTCAAATTATTCCATGCTTGAACACGGTCATGCCCTGAACGCACGATGATATTGCCGGGTATTTCGTCTTGTGATGGGAGGTTGATTTCCAAATTGGGTTCAATTCCGCTTCCAACCGTTGAAGGAAGAGGTGTTTCTGTTCCCGTGTTAGGATTGAGGCGGGTCTGTTTGTAGGTGAAGTCTTTGATGACCGTTCCGAAAGGCGACCCCCCTTCTAAAATCAATTCCTGTCCTTTGTCATCAACGACTGAAATGCTGTCCCAAACCCGTTCTTCGTTAGGCACATATAGCCCACGAACACGCTCGGCGCTAACGGTTCTCGTGACACGATAAGGCCGACTCACATAGCCCAAAGAACCCACGAAGGGGCTTGTGCTTGTGCTAATTGTCGTGTTTTCGGATTTCAACCCGTTTTTGACAACAGCCTTTGCTCTGTCTGTGGTGCTTTGTCGCATATTGTTGAGTGTCGCATAATCACTTTCGGTGGCGTTTGTCATTGAACCGTATTTGCTCGCTATTTCATACCCATTCTCCAATGCAACCGACCAATCACCCGTCTTTTTGATTTTGTAAAGGGGCTGAGAATCCACCAAATCAATGGTAGTGGGAGAGGATAGGGTGATTGTGGGACAAGCCCGATAAAGCAGGGTATCGGTGGCTATGTCTTTGTCCAAATTGAGCCAATACATTCGTGAAAATGTGTATGAACCAAGTGTTGAAGTGACATAAGCACCACGGAACAAACGACCAAAAATTTCCGACACACTGTTCATCAACACATTGGGGTTGGGGGCATAGGTGTAGTCGCCAATCGTTCCACTGACCGCACCCAACGCTTCAGGAGAAGCGGTTGTCACGCCATCAGCATTTGCGTCATAAACCTCAAGGGGAATGCCCAAATCAAAATCACTGCTCGTATATTCTATACCCGTTGGCTTGCCGTTATAGCGAATATCGCCACCGCCCGCAGGTGGTTGATCTATCACAATTATGTCACCCGCCACATAGCCTGAACCCGGTGCATTCATCCTTACCTTGATAATTGCACCGCTAAAGGTCACAATGTCCACTGTCATGCCTGTTCCCGAACCACCAATTGTATTCACGCCTATGGCATCAACATAGCCTGTTCCTGCGCTATTCAATTCAATGACTTCATAATTCACTTTGCGAATGTAAATGACAGTCCCCGCAAAAAGAGCAATCGTCTGATTGTCCACCAATTCAATGGATGACCCATAGACATCAGCAACCGTTCCAATTTCAACATTGGTTGAAGTGACAACAACATCACCAACCGCAAATTCCCCACTCAATGCCGAGAACACCAAGTGATTGTGAGTCGTAGTTAATCCAAGTGATTTCCTGTGTAATTCATCATTTATGGCGAGTGACACTAACGGTGCTTCCTGCAATTTAATGGTGGTTGCATTCGGAACATTGTCAATAAGGCCGACGAATTCACCACTTGGACTCCACACTTCTTGTCCCGCCGCAAATTTGGTGGTGGCATCCGTTCCTGTGACGGTTAAGGTTCTCACTGATACGCTTACGAATAAAACACCCGTATTTTGAGTTGCACCCAATAATTCCAATCCTGTGGTTCGGCGGGCTGGCCCTAACGCTCGCAACCCCATAGAGTGAATACCCCTAACACCATCAACCACGCCAACACTTTGTCCGTCTTTTGTGTAAATTGTATCACCAATTTCAAAGTGATCGCCAAAGGCTGTGTTTGGAGTCATAGCGTTAAATTGGGACACACCCGCACTCAATGTTGCGTTGGTGCTGACATAGCACTCCGTTTCTTTCAAAACAAATTCATCTAATTCTGTTCCGAATTCAACATCGTCAAGCAATAATTCATCATCGGCTAAAGCCGTTCTTTGATCGTTTAGTCCTGTCCATTGAAATGGGTCGGATGCCACTTCACCCATGATAACCGGGCCGTCAAAAGGCATATCAGGCGGGGGTAAATCGGGCAATACGCACGAATTCAATCCTTCAATGGAGAATCGGCTATACCCGTGTCCACTCAAAGCGGATGGTTGTGCGCCCCGTGATTCGTGCGTAATGTCGGGCAACCCCATGTTCCCACCATCCATTGGCTTGGCGGTGAGATACCACACGGGAAGTGGCGCACCAAGACCTTGAACGATTGGGCCACCGTTTGCCGTTCCCCAATACCCACCGCCTGTCGGCGTGTCACTTTCCCATGACACTACGACAGTGTGCTGTTGTTCTGTTTCATTGTGGATTGTCCATGTTGGTTCGGATCCCAACACACCATCAAAGTCATAGGGGGTGTTGTAGTCATAAACATTGAAAGCAATTTGGCCTGTTTGATTTAATGAGCCAAAATTTGAATCAGCAACCACCTCCCATGAATCGTAATACAGAATGTATTCGGTGGATGGGAAGGTTGCTGTCAATTTGCCCTTTTGTGGTATGTCGGTTGGCAAACGCACTGTCGGCGCGTTGTTGAGGGCTTCGCCAATGTATAACTCATCAAATGACATCAGCACCTTTCCAAGCCGAATTGGGTCACTGTTGCTCAAATCAGTCGCCAAATCCTCTTTCAAATATACCTTTGTGCCTCTCACTTCAAGGGCTGTTCCAACAAAACGACTGTTTGCACCTGCGGTGTATAACTTGTCACCGGGATGGATAGTGCTGAGAACCAAGTCGTTGCCCGACGATTCTTTCAAGGTGATGTAATTTGCTGAACCCTTTGCTTGATCACCATTGGCTTCCCACTGCAAAGAACCCCCTTCGCCCCCTGTCAAAAAGCCGAGAGGATTCCAATTTACACCTTCGTAATTTGCTCGCCCTGACATTGATTGATATTTGGCTCGCAAATATCGCCCCCGTGAATGCGACCCTGTTTGATACGCACGAGATGAATTGATAGCGGATGCAATCATCATCGCCGCCTCTTTTGATCCCAAATCATAGGTCAATGACGACGAGGCGGCACTCGCCGCATCACTCGCACGCTTCAAATCAATCACATAGAAATTTTCACCGTTGCTATATGTGCCAACAGAATCGTTTGCCAAATTGGTTCGCACCAAAAAGTGCATACCGAGAGCGTTGCCACCACCCGCCCAAGTGAAAGTGGTCGCATCTGTATATTCGGTGTCAGGATAAGTGAAATGGAGGCTGAAATAGCCACTTGGGGGTCGTGCGTCATCACTTCCCATAGTGCGTGTGTCGGCAGGGTAATCCTGTCGCTTGAACGCACTCACCTCAGCCATGTCAATCCCACACCGTTAGAGCATTATACAATTCCGTCACTTCGTCAGCGGTAAAAGCCTTTTTCCATAGAGCAATATCAGCAAGACCGCCTTTGAAATAAATGGGGTCTGTGTTGTTTGATGTTCCACTGTGATGTCGCCCGTAAAAATATGTCCCTGATACAGTGTAAGTGTGCAAAGCAGTGGCGATAGTGAGCATATTGGTGTTCCTCCCATAAAATCCACTTGAAAGGACTGTGCCTTTCTGCAAATCGTCATTGTTGTTCAAAGCGACTATGTTTTTGGTTGTTAGGGTGATTGCGGTTGCCGTCAAAGAGGCGACGACCCCAATAACATTCCCACTTGGGTCAAACACTGCATCACCGATGCTAAATTGGGTGGTTGCATCAACCGTATCAACGGCAATAGTGACATTTTCGCCCGCTGTGTAGCCACCTGATTTGTCCACAAGGACACCCGATGCTGTCACATGAGGAACACCAATGGCGGTTGGCAAATGTGGACTGTTCCCTGCCGTTCCGTTGCGGTATGATGACGAATCAATGTTCCCTAATTGTGTCACACTTGATGCTGAAGCACTCAATTCTTGAACACCATTCACAAACACAGAAGCGGTTGGGTATGTTCCTGTTCTCGCCACCACAACATGATGCCATGCGTCTTTGGGCAAAGGTGCGAGAAGCGTAATCCTGTAATCCGATTGGCTTCCCAAAGCCTGTGCTGTTCTCACCAAAATAATTACATCCATCATGTTTGGGTCAATTCCATTTTCTTTGGTTTCAATGCCCACGCCAAATGTCCCGTTGTTCGTGTCAATGCCTTGAATGACAGGCCCATTTCCATAGGCTTCGCTTGTCCACGAACCTGTGTTGGGTTTAGCCGAGAACAAAAATGACACCGACCAATCGTCATTGACGGCATCAATGATAGGAACACGCAATTGTGGGCTTTGACCCATCCCTGCGGATTGTTTGTGAAGGGATATGGCGGCGTTATTCGCTGTCGCTAAGTCAATTCCTTTTGATTCGGGATCAACGCTAATGGGTGCATCCACCCCATCAATAGCCGATGCTGAAAAATTGCCGTAGGCGAGCAATTTGCGACCAAAGAGGGTTTCAAGAACCAATTCTTTTCCGTCTGTTCCGTGATTTGTGCTGAATAGCCCACCTTCATTCAAGCGTGCATAAAACAAGCAATCGTTGTCCATCGTATGTGCTAAATTGTCAGCAACGCCCGATGAAACGAGAGTGTATTTTCCATGCAATCCACGATATGTGTTTTCTTTGACGGTATCGCTATTCTTCAATTTGGTGAAATCCAATACGGCGGCGGATGTTTGAACCTCTTGAAGATTTTGAAAACCACTATACCCCGTTGGGCCTTGAGAATAATGGTGAGTGTAAAAGTCCGAATAATCGTTGTCTGTTCCATCGCTGATGTCAAAGACCGTTCCCGTGTGTCCACCACCAAAGAACAGAATACCGTGTGCATCAGGCAAAGGATAGACGATTTTGATGACCGCCTCTTTGCTATTGCCTTCGCGATCCACAAACAATTCAGTCCACTTCTTTGTCAAGTCGTCATCAAGGGGTTTCACCGTTCCCAAGAAACAGCACGCACCGACTCCATTTACACGGCACTGCGTTGCCCCAATGTTCGCCACGATATTTTCAAAAGTCCCTATCAAAGCATCATCAACGACAATGTAGCCGAGATTTAAAGACGAGGTGTTTTGTGATAAACGGCTAATGACATCCAACGCTTTTCTTTCAACAGCAATATGCGGGAACGAATTAACATCATAAACAGGCCAAAAATCACCGTCTTTTTGCCGAGCATTTTTGACTGATTTAATGATGAATTCACTTCCGATTCCGTTGTAGGTTCGCAAATTACCACCACCATCCTCCACCCGCCCGTGAACACCGCCTTGAAATGTAGTGATCGGAATGTGTGTTTCACCATCCATGCCCAATGGCAAAGGGGCGGCAAAGGATGAAGCCTGATATGACCGACTGTTTGTAGCCAACAAACCACCGTGTCCTATTGCTTGAATAGGGCGATAAGGATAAGGACTGTTGTTGTGAAGCCATAGGGCGAAATTGCGACCTGTTGCACCCGGAATAGTGCTGTGTATAACAATAGATATGCCCACTTCTCCATCACGGCTCTCCACTTCTTGTCCAATAAATGCACGCACATACCCCATGTGTGTTCCTGTATCAAGACTTGACACTGTTTCTGTTCCATCGTTTTCGGTGAATAATTGTGGTGGATTGAAGGCACTTCCACCGTTGGCATTTTTTGCATTGGGATGACCTGCTTGATTGATGAGTCGGATGATTTCATTGACACCTTCTTTGAAATTGCTGACATTTTTTGAATTGGCAACCGTTCCAAAGTTTATATGGAGTGGGCGAACATGGTCTAAGGTTTCATCATTACGCTTGCCTTTTAGAGCAAAATGTCCTGTTCGGCACTCAACAGGTGGTTGAAGCGGGAAGTCGTCATCACCAAACAAATGATTGCCGGGGTCAAACGAAAATCCTTCCATTGTTGGCCCTTTGTTAATGAACAGCCGTGAGTCGTCTGTTGGGTCAATGCAAACCGCTGTTTTGTTGTCGGAGGTTGAACGCCCCAAACACAGCGCATAGCGCATTGGGTTAATGAACGCTTGAGCCATTGTGCTATTGCTCGTTCCAACCGTAGCGGAGAAGCCCGTGAGTGCCTTAACTGTGCCGTTGTAATGAAAATCATCATCCGATAGCCAACAGCCCATCACAACGGGCAAACCCACAATGAATTGGTCTTGCACTTCACTCAATGTTGCGTCTTTATCAGCCCAATCGTGCCACGAATCAAAATATAGACGATGGCTCAATCCTTCAATTGACACTTTATACACACGGACACGGATTCCGCCCGTGTCGTTTATCACGCCTTCTCCAATCGTGACAGCGAATCCATTGTCGCCGTTTGGTGTCGCACCCGCCGCCCCAAACGACCAATATGGCGAACCCAACGGTGTGTTGTTCACTAACGCTTCGGGTATGCCTGTTCTAAGCGTAATGTTTGTTGATGTCACGCTTGACACAATGCCAAGGAGTGAACCTGTGTTGTGGTTATACACTTCATCACCGGGTTTGAATTTGGTGGTAGCATCAACCGTATCAACCGTAAGGCTCGTTTGACCGATGGGATGACCACCCAAAGCATTGATTAACACACCTGTGCTTGTAGTGGTGTGATTCGGAACATCAATTCCACTTTCTTGAATAAACGGTTGGACATCATCAACCTCAATGTAAGCATCCGTGTAGGCTGAACCTCCTGTGGCGGTGGTTTCACCGCCTGAATATGTTCCTAATTTCAAATACGACGACGCGTTTTCTCGCATGAAACGAATGATTGTTCGCCCCGCAACCATGCTGTAATTGTGGACTTTGAAGGATGAAACCTCCCCTCGCAACCCCCAATCAATCGCCCACCGATTCTCATAATTTTGCATTTGTGGGCGATTAACAGCCGACATGGTGCAATCAACAACGATTTCCATTGACTTATCGCTCGGTAGTGGACTCCTTCGGTATTCGCTCTCAGGCAAAATTTGCTCAATGTCATAGAACATTGAGGGGAACAACGGCAATTCAACCAATGCTCTCGTTGATGCGTAATAGGTGGAGGTTTGCCTGTCGTTTCGCACCGATGGGTTGTTTGTCCCAATCACCTTATCCTTCCACACAGGCAATTTGCTGTGTTCTGTTCGCACAGGGGCAACATCAATACCGCCTTGCCCCAAACCACCAAGTGTGATGCTCACGGTTGGCGATCCCAAATCACCGATTTCTTTGATTGGGAAGCCTTCATTCAAATCAAAATCCCTTTCGCTAATTTTGTCCGTAATGTCAATCAATTGTGAACGACCACGAAGGGCTACGCCTCCACTTGACATATCACCACTCACAGGATTGATTTCCTCAACACGCCCTCGCATCAAGGTCATTTCAATTGTGCAATTGTGATATGAATTGACTCCGTTTTGCTGAGTGTAAATAGTGTTGAGGGTCTTTGTTCTGTTCCTGTTTGACGGATGAATTAACAACAAATGACGGTCTGCCTCAACGATGTTATCAATGATGTCAAATTGTTCGTAATTGACAGGTTGCATGAATGGGTTGTCATTGTCGTTAAGTGTGTCCTTGTTTTTGTTTGATGATTGAATGGTGATGGTGTGGTAAATGCTGTCATTTTTGTCAGTGATTGAGCGTGTGTTGCTGATGGCGATTGGAGAACCATACCCATCGTCACGAATGCGGTTGCCCGCAATTGTTTCTTGAATGACGGTGTGAGCGCAATTTTCAACATTGACGAATGGCGAAATTGCCAAATCCCCCGTGGGATTTGCCCGCAACGAGTGGTTGGTTAAACCTGATTGAAAATCCTTTGAGGGTATGGCGATGAGTCCACCCGGTGCGTGCAGGGTGAGAGCATCCCATGTGGGCGGTGAACCAAATTGGTCGGCTGTGTAAGGTCGCCTAATCCAATCCAAAATAGACCGATATACAGGGTAGCCATTGGAGTTATCAACGAACACCGTATTGGTATCGGGCATGGTTTTTTCAACAATCAACCAACCTTTCTTTGACATGGTGTTGATACCGTCAATGTCGTTTCGGTATGTTTGAGCGTGGGATGCGGGGGTGAACCACGAATTGTCGCCTTTCCACCCCGCAACCAATTCACCTGTTGGATCAATAGCGTTATAATAGATGAGGATTTGTGGTGGCCCTCCTGCATCACGGAGGGCTTGGGGGGTTTCCAACACAGCAATTCGGCTCTCCTTCTCAGGAGTGACATGGCGAACATAATTTTCGTTGGTTGGTTTGGTTGGGTCAATCATGTCAAACAAAGCATCCTCATCGGTGTCCAAACCTTTCAATGAGAACGGGCGAATGTCCTCCACAGCAATAGCCACCATTGTGTCCTGTGATGACGACACTACATTCCCATAGGTCGTGTCAATGAAAGAATTGCCACCTTGAGCGACAATAGCGTGCTTGACAATGCTTGTGCTGACTGTTGTATATGTGCTGACTCGTGATGAGGTTTGCACATTCAGTGCTTCGCCAACAAACACACGCTCGGTCACTTTGACCTTTTCATTTTGAGTCATCAATGTTTTCGCATACGGATCTTCATATTGGCTTTCAAATTGGTCTGCTAACCCTTGAACAGTGCGTTTAACAGACTCAATTTTTGGTTGAGGCAATTGCTTCAAAAAGAAGTGACCTTCCACACGATTGTAGGTTGTCAAACCACACATACCTGCAATATCCGTTGTTGGCTCAATGACATTACCTGATACCGATGTGAATTCATCACCCGTCGCAGGTGGGTTGCCACTTCCGAAAATTGTGATGGATGGCACACCGTTGAATGCGGCGGTGATGTCACCTGACGAGAGGATGGTTGAACCTCCGTTTGCATGAAGAAAGAAATAATCATCCAAGTCACTAACCGTGTGTGTTGGAGGTTGAGGCGGGGCGAGCATATTCGCACTGAAATTAGCCAACATAGAAGCCTGTAAAGCCGAACCCGTAGCCAAACCTTTGGTGACAAGCCAACGGATTGTATGATAAGCCGAAATTGCCGCCTCGTTTTGAAAAATTTCAATCGGTGGGCCTGAATAGCCGGGAAGAATTGGCACAAGCGTAATCGGCCCACCTTGAGCCAAATTGTTCACGGCATTCGTCAATTCCGTAGTCGCTGTTCCCGAATCGGTAGCGATAGCCGTGAGGATGAGTGTTTCTGTCAATTCAGTCATTCATCACACCCCATACCTGTCCTCAAACCACTGCACAACATCGTCATGCTCGGAGGTGCTTAGGTGCTTTGGATAGATAAGCACTTCATGGACAATGAAGCCGTTTTGAGCCATATTGTCAATGGCGTTTGTTCCCGCACCGCTTGAAGTCATTTCACCAAACAATTCAATCCCACCCGTTTGTGCGGTAGTGTCATCAAAAATGATAGCGGGCGTTGGATTCCAATAGGCATTGGATGTGTCGCTTGAAGCACCACGATTTGACCGCACAAGCATATCAATCGTCAATGATGCTGATTGCTTTGTCCTAACGGCAACCAAAACAGGTGTTCCTGCGGTTGGCGACGAACCATGAGTGACGAGAGGTGCAGTGTCGCTTTCGGCGGTCATTTGTGATGAACCATTGTTCAAGCGGATAACAAGTCCGTCATTTGATTCGGAATGAATCAAGCCCAACGGGTCACTTCCGTATGCCGATGGTGTCACTACAAAATAGAATGAATGGTCGCCATCAGTCATGCTTGGCCCTCCCGAATAGAGAACACTTGGATGATCAGCACCGATTGCCTTTGAAGTGATTGATGCGTGATGATTGATTCTTGAAGTCCCTGTGTTCCCAAAACCGTTCACCCACGATGACCCCTTGTAATAGGTCACGCCCGTTGGATAGTCGGGGATAATAACACCCGGTTCAATGGTTGGTGTTCCGCCCGGCCACATATACGGGCCACTTGGGTTTTGAACGGCTTCGGTGATGCTCACAGCGACCAAGCCTGAACGGTTGTTCGCACTCCCGCAATTCTCCTTCCAACGCCATCCGTTGCCCCACGAATAGAAATGGTAATTTGTTCCCGCACTCGTTGTTGGCCCACCTCGTGCTTTGTTTTTCCACCAAAATACGAATTCATCATTAGTGACGACAGCCGTTGCGTCATCACGCAACAATTGGCTTTTGTCATTGGCATCAAGCCAAACCAACAAATCGTTGCCGTGAGGTGGCTCAATGTCAGCCTGTGTCCCCGAAACCGTGTGCAATTTGTTTTTCATTCCATTAGTCAAACGAGCCTTGCGTGAAATCCAATAGGCATCGTTGCCCAAACCTGTGCGGTCTGTAAAGCGTTGATTTTGACTGAATCGCGCACGAGTCATTTGTCCTTTTGGTCGGCTTCCTTGTTTGCCGGGGTCAATTACCAAATCACCGTTGCCAAGTGTGAACCAAACAGGTGTATTGTCCGAATGGTCAAACAAAAATCCCTGTGTGGTTGGTTCAGCCGTATCACCCGACAGCATGGTGGATTGCACTACAACACAAGGGGGTCGGCCTAACGAATTGTTCCCTTGAAAGTCAATGGCGACAATACGCATACGCTCAATTGGATTAGCCATTGGGTCAAGATTGATTCCGCCTTCGGGCGAATATGGGGCGGTGTCGCTCTCCCGATAATACGAGAATGGTGACACACTTCCACCCGTCACGGGATTAGTGCCTGACGCATTTATGATAGCGTTGAGGTTTGATACGGGGATGCCATCGGAGTGATAGGTGGCGTTGGTAATGGTTGATGAAATATCCAACAGCCCACTATCCCACCATGATTGAAACGGCAATTCATTGATTGGGACAGAAAGAATGTGCGATGCAAGCATTTCCAAAGCCGTAGCCCTTTCCTCAACGCCCGCAATAACGCTGTCAGGGAAGTCACGGATGCGAAAATATCCGTATTTGTAGCCACTCGCCAAGTTAAGCGGGTGTCCACTCGCTGTGGTGACAGCACCACCCGGATCAATGTTTGTGAAATCGTAGCCCACGCAAACCATCGGTATAGGCATCAAGCCGTCTGTATGTTTGCCCACTCCGTCTTTGCCTTGATGCGGATGAGCAGGGTTCTTGTTGTTAAAGAAAAATAATTGGGGTATGTCATCCTCATCCTCAAAATCCCAAAGTCCCACTGTGTCAGGCGTTGCCGTCAAAGGTTTCACAATTGGGTCAATTGCACCCCTGCTAATCCGCACACTTTCAATGACACCCCGATATTCGCCACCTTCGCCCCCAATGAATAAGTCGGATGAACCCGCTTTGATAAGTCGCTCATCACCCCCAAAGTCCTGTTCGGCGGCAAGGTTGCCGTTGATGAAAATTGACATTTTCTTGGAGGTGAATTGAGCATTGACATAAATCAATTCACGAGAAGGTAGGGCTAAATCATGGGGTTTTGATTGCCCATCGGTATATGTTCCCCACGACACCTGTTCCGTTGGCACATTGAAATTGGTGCTAAGCCTTTCACTCGTTGTCCGTGTTTCAACATCAAACACCACAGGTGCGGGCTGAAATGGCTCACCCACCTTGAGCGTGAATGCGTTTGGTTTGTGAACAATCACGCCACCGTGGTCGGGAATAACGAATGCTTCAATGGTGAATGCACCGATGAGGTTGTTGAGTCCGTTGTTTTCCATTGGGAAGTGTCGTCTGCCTATTTTCGGCTCATCGCTTTCATAGACCGACACTTTGTTGGTTGCACCTGTCTTTTCACTGTGGCTATTTGGGAATAAATCAACACCACTTTCACGGAATGCACCCGTAGGCACAACCATCCCATCGGTATATCCATTTAGCCTCACGGCTTTTGAATAGACTTTGTGGAGAGGCATATCAAATCCCCAACAATTGTTCCGCCGCCGCAAATTCCAAATCGTAATTCCAAACAGAATCGCCCGCTTCATAGGTCGCTGTGAATTTTTGAACAACACCGCTGATAGCGACACCTTGACGGAGATACGGGTTTGGGCGAACAATTTCACCTGAGATGTTATCAACAGGGTCAAATGCACCCGTGTTTTTGACAGCCGAGAAGTCCGTTCCCGGCCCTGTCGGAATGACGAATTGACGCAATTCCCGCATATCAACATTGGATGAAATCAGCGATTCGTATGGGATTCGCAACCCAACAATATATTTCTTAACGGACTCCGCTTGATCAATGCGAAGCAATTTGCCCACATCAAACGAAGCGAGTGAATCAGGCATTTCAATCAAGTCGCCTGTGAATGACTGTGGGTTGATTAAACCACCACCCGCTGATGCGTTCACGGTCATATTGAGCAAATCCTGCACCTTGTCACCCCGTGTCATGCGAACACCTGACACCCCATTAACAAACGAGGCGGATGAGAAGAAAGAGTGCGACCAATCAGCGTTCCCACTAACGACCAAATCACCCTGTTTCGTCAATGGCGTATTACCATCAGCACTCTTGATAATGTTGGTGAGTGTCACCTTTTCCCCTGTCAAAGTGCCGACTCCTTGATGCGAACCACTGTTCACCTTATCACCCGCACTTTGTGATATGGTGAAAATATCCGTGATGATGGTTGTGACCCCATTGACTTTGACTGATGCACCGTTTAGTGCTGTGACAATCGCATCGGCAATTTCTTCTGTGTTAGCGAGGCTCGCAGGAACATAAACCGGGATGATGCTTTTTGTAGCAACCGTAGCCGAAGGCACACCCGATTGATAAAACCGCAAGGTGATGTTCTCCCCCAAATCAGCCGTCACTTGACCTGACGATTTGAAAACGAATTCTTTGCCATGCAACGCATCTGTGATGGCGTTCATAGTGCTTCTTCCTTGGGCTTGTTGTTGCTTGAACCAAGAATCGTAAAGCCCTGTGCCTCGTGACAAATCAAGGACAGCCGTAGCACCAACCGCACTTGATGCAACATTATCATCGGTGAGGATGCCTTTGATGCCGATGCTAAATCTGTTGTCATTCATGTCAAATGCCGCACGCACACCTGCAATCGGAATGGGCCACACTTGAACACCACGAAGCACATCAAAGGCAACGGAGGTTGCCTCCAATTCAATGATTTTACCGTCACGCCTGATCAATTGAATCATCGGCATAATCAAACACCCCTGCTAAATCCACCACTACGGCTTCGGCTTCTAAACGCCTTTGACACTTCATCGCTTATGGCTCTCGCCAATTTTTGTGGATCGCCACTCGCACCATTGACGGTGATATTGACATTGTTCGTGCCTCCACCACCACCCATGCCTTCAATGGTGACGGGGATTGAACGCCCGTCAGGGAGAGGCACAACGGCTTCTGTTCCGTGTAAGGCAACGGGATAGCCTGATGTCGGCCCTTTGACAACACCCCCATCGGAGAAGCCAAGCAAACCACCAACAGCACCACCGATGCCACTCGCAACACTGCTGATGCCACCGACCACCACATCAATTGCATCAATGATTGGTTGAAGATAGTCCATAATGGCATCAACAATGTTTGCGAAATGTCCTTTGATACCTTCCCAAACGCCCTTCCATGTGTCACCGATGGATTTGAAAATTTTCGCCGCACCATCCAAATCACCACGCAAAAGAGCAAGTGCGGCACGAATGACCTTGATGACGGTGTTCACCACTCCCATGACAACAGCGAGAATTATCCCCCACCACGAAACCACCATTTTTGCATACGGTGCGATGAAGGGCCACAGCACTTGGATAATTTTCATCACTACGGCAATAATTACGCCCGTCACAACGATGATGGTTGAAACGATTTCAAAGACAAGTGCGATAATGTTTCCTATAAATTCAAAAATCCCCGAATTCTGCAACCAATCCACCAAGAATTGCCACAAATCACGAATGCTTTGAAAGAAATCGCTGATTGCCGAATCCCCAAATAGTGCGGTGATGAACGACCATAGTGTTCCGAGTGCTGTGAATATAGACGAAATGCCGTCAATGACCGTTTGAATTGCACCTGATTCAGCCAAGGCTGTGTAAAGTGAAGTCACAAGCGTCACGCTCGTCAATACGCCTTCGGAGATGACGGTGAACAGGATGCCCAATGTCGTCATTATCCCGCCAAAAATTTCCTCAGCATTGAAAGGCATAGAAACGCTCGTAGTCAGCGTTTCCCATAGGGCTAACAATTCGTCAATGATTTTTTGTCCGTTTTCAAACACGGGTGCAAACAAGCCCCCACCGCCTTCACCACTCAACACACCCTTCAAGACATCAACAGCGGTTTGCACAGCACCAAACACGGTGCTAATAATCGGCATTTCTTCCAACCAAGCACGAAGCGAACCCCCTCCTTGATCCAATGCGGCGGTAAAGAGCATCATCACCCCAAGAATCGCCATCACCATGCCGACAATGGGAAAAATCGCCATTGTCAATCCCTTGAACAAACCAAGAACCAATGTCAGCGGTATAGCCAATCCTTTGAGGGCTTTTGTCAAAACACCTCCTGTTTTCGTTTGTTGCTTAAACGAGCCTGTCACGCTATCCGTAATCATTTGGACTTTGGTGTAGGATTTGTAAATCGGCCCTAAAGTCTTGAGAAGCACTTGGTGCTGATTGGGCAAACGGATAATTTGGTCTTGGTATTTGTTGAGGGTTTGAATGACATCAAGAAGGGCGGCATCCATGCCCATGATTTGCTTGTTGCCCCTCGCCATCACTTCATCCCCGCATTCATCCGTTCAAAGAAGTCTATGTCGCTTGTGGTCTTGACAGACCTCCCCTTCGTTTGACCCACAGCGTTCTCACGCTTCAATTTGTCCATTTCTTTTGCCTCTATTTCCTTGAATGCGACCATCGTGTAATAGTCCAATATCACACGCTCAGGGGGCAACCCATCCCATTGATGAGGCGAACAATTGAAGAAACGACCCAAAAAGAAAACGGGCATTTGGTTAATCAGCACAGGCAATTTGTGCTGAGATACGGGGATTTCACCCTCTCCGTTCCATGTTGTAAAGGCACGAACATCATCAAGGGTTATTCCAAAGGGCCTGATGGGTTGCTCATGCTTTCGGTGAGCGAATCAAACGAGGGCAGGATTTTCGCCAATTCTTGACCGACTTCGGGTCGGATGTTGAGCAATTGACTCTTTGTCAATTCGGGTTCAGTCCTATCAATGCAATTCACGAGCAAGAATTTCCAAAAGCCACCAAAATCAATGGTTGGTTGAGGTGTGCCATCCTCACCTTGTTTCAACGAAACGAATTTTGTGAGAGCGTTTTGCCTGTCAATCCACGACAGATCCTTAACCCACACGGTCATTTCACCGAATGGGGTGTCAATCGTGTGTTCTGTTGCGTCTGTTGATGCAACCAAATCATTGGGGTTGGCTTTCTTCATCTGTTTCACCTTCACTGACGGTTTCGGCTTCACCACTATCGTCAGCCTCAAGGCGAGCGATTAACTCAGCCTTTGTGCCTGATGTTGAAAGCCCACGCTGACTACAAAGTGTCATCAATTCAGTCTTGTTCATTGACTCGTAGTCGGTGGGTGTTTCTTCAACAGGTGCGGGCGTGGATAGTGGTTCAGGGACAGGTGGTGCGGGAGGGGTGATGTCCACCGTTGCCTCCACATTTGACGAGGATAGGTTTCCTGCATTGACAATCACGCCATCAGGCATGACAGTCCAATCAAGAGAAGTCTTTCGCCCGTCAATAATCACAAACCCTGTTAGCCTTACCATCTGTATCAACCCTCACATCTGTCGCATATAATCCTTTTCACAGAATTGGATATGGATTTGTTTCTTCCACTTTAAGATGTCGCACCGCTAATTCAACATTTGCTGTGACCGGGCCTTTATCATCGGGGATAGGCATTTCAGCCTTCAATACCGTGTAATCCTCAATCGTGATTGTAGCCCTTTGGCGGTTGCTTGCCGAACCCGGTTTGCTCAACACAATCGTGATGTCGTTGCTATTCAAGAAGTGTTTTCGTTGTCGCAATTGCTCAAAGAAGCGGTTGTCCTCCACCAATGCGTTGAATTTGAAGGTATATTCTCGCTGTGCTTCGGTAATTTCAGTGGCGTAATTGACCGCCGCCTCCGACACTTGATCGGTGGATGCGTATGTGCCATCCGTTCCACGAATGTAATAGCGTGCCGTGTTGGTGTTGTTCACGCTGAATTCCAATTGTGTAGCACGAACCACAGGTGCGCCAAAAGCACTGAAAATGATGTGTTGAAACAAATAAGGCTTCTCACCGTTCACGGCAATACCCGAAACCCTTCGCTTGATGTTGGTGTTGGCGGTGTTCTCAAACAGTCGGTGAGGTGTGGCAAAGCGTGACTCCGTGTCGGTGAACATACGGGTGGCTTCGTATTCGCCATTCAATTTGACTTCGCCCTCGGTGTCAGCCGAACAGGTCACGCTGTTCACCTTGCATCCTGAGAACACACGCAATAGGTGTTCCGAACCGGGCGTAGCATCGCTCTTTCGGAACGATTGCTCAATAGCGAAGGTTGGCACACTGCTGTTTCCATAGAATGTGTGGGTGATGCCGTATCGCAATTCGTTGGTGGTATCAAGGATAGCGGGGCTTCCTCTTCGTGTTGCACCTTGTGTTGAATCATAGGTGAAAATGATACGGTCAATACCACAGGATGTGGCGGTGTGTGTGAGGCAAAACGGTTCTTCAACATAGACATACGCACCGTCAATGGCGATAACCCTGCGAATTTCATGCTTGTTGATGGTGGGCAATTCGTCATCAGCACCGGGAATTTGAATAGTGTCTTTATCCACGATTTGAATGTATTCACCAACGCTGAAACGCCCTGCAATTGTGGATCCAACATTCACACGAATGTCACCGTGTGCGATGTCAGCCTCCAATTTGGCGAGAATATAAATTACAGCATTAGCATCGTTTGCTCTCGTCACAGCATCTTCGGTGCTGATTGTAGCACATCCTGATAAGGTGGTTGTCACCGCACTCGTATAAGAGCCGTAAAGCATTGAAAGACCATCGGTTGAAAGCGTTTTGAAAACACCTCCCGATGCCCCTGCATTCTCGTGAGTGGTCGCATAACTTGAAGCCGTTAGGTTAATTGTTGAACCTGCCCCTGTCCCCGCACTTCTTGCACCGAGCAAAGCATCAGCATTCGCATCAATGTTTGAACCGATGCCCACTGCCCCTGTGCCTGAGTCCACACCCGTCACAGCATCGGTGTTTGCGCTTCCATATTGCTGTGCTTGAAATGAAGCCGATGCACCATAATTGATGTTTAATGGCAATTCCGTCAAAACGGTATCTGCCCCTGTGACATTTGACAATTCACCCCAACCAAGAGCCGTGTGTCCACCAAGCCCGTAGCGTAGCCAACGCAGACTGTGGGCGTTTGTGTCAAACGACCCACCTTGAAGCATTTCACGACCACTCGTGAGAATGTTCACATCACGGCCCATACCGACAATGTGTTGCTTTCGCACATCCACTTCGGGTTCAGGGAGAGCGAATGAATTGAGCAAACCCAAGAATTGGTCTGCCTTGATTCTA